TCCGAAGAGGAAAAGATGATGAAGTTGGCCGAGGAATCGGATAAGAAGAACTATAGCTGATATGCCTGTTTACCAGTACGAGGACACCAGAAATGGGAAAGTTGTCGAACTGGAAAAGGCTGTGGCCGAAAGGGACTCTGTCCCTCGTTACCTTAAACGATTCACCGTCCCGCAAAGATTGGCCCTAGTGGGGGTTGGCGAACCCCTCGACAATCCGCTTGGAGTCAATCAAACAAATTTAATGAAGGGGTACTACCGCCAAGAACAAAAGCTTGGCAGTAGATTTAAAAGTCAGTTCACGCCAGATAGCATCAAACGTGCGACTTTAAGGAGAAAAAAATATGGCGAATGAATTTGTAAGAAGCACTCGAAAGGCCAAGGGAAAAGCTATCCGCTTTGATACCCAGGGTCAGACAAACGTAATTGAGTTTACGGCAAGCTCCAGCGGTGGCACGGTTAATACTGTTGCAACATCCCCTGCGTCCTTGAATGTGACTCTTAACGGCACTTCGTATAGAATTGCCCTGCACACTTAATGCGTCTCTTATCCCGCCTTACGCTTGGTAATGCTGGGACAATTATTGCATCGTCAGCTTCCACTAATACTGGAAGCTACGATGCAGTAACTGCTCTTACATTATCAACAGCTACCCTTGTTATCAGCGGAGCAACAACTGCTGCCACTTTTAACGCAGGTGTTACAGTCTATGGAGACATTGACCAAGTTGCACTTACTGGCGGTGCGATGGCAATTTACAATCGTAAAGATTAAAGAATAATAATATGTCAAGAGCATTAGATAAATTTCAGGGTCAATACGGATTTTCTGTTGGAAGCACAGGAACAGCTACTGCTGGCTATTGGGCGATCCAAATGCTTTCGGATACCACGTTTAGCGCAATCAGCGGAAGGTATGACGGAACTCTGACTGGCATTACGATTGGTTCTGGAAACATAATCTACGGTGAGTTCAACAGCTATACCGCTGGAACTGGCACGGTGATTGGCTACATAGCTGGTTAATGATTAAAGTAATCACATCGCCAAAGGCTTAAGCCCCTGGCATGTGATTGCATTGTTATTTTATGCCAAGATTATCTTTAGGCTTGGGAGTTCAGACAATCCGCAAGGTTGGAGGTTTCTCACCAGGCAATTTATCTGGCCTATCGCTATGGCTCAAAGCTGATGCAGGAGTTTCGCTTTCTGGTTCAAATGTTACAGCTTGGGCGGATCAAAGCGGAAACAATAAAAACGCTTTACCTGAAGCATACAACCCATCAATAAATGTTGCAAATTCAAATCCAACTTTTGCATCTAACGTGGTTAATGGAAAACCCGCTCTTTATTTTGACGGAACTCAATATCTAAAAACTGCAAATATATTTAACGGAAGTAATCCAAGATCAATGTTTGTAGTTTATTATGTAAATGACATTTTATCAATAAATGCAGTTTGCGGAATTGCAAATGAATCAACTCCTGCGGCTGGAACATATTTCGGAATACAAGCAAGATCAGATCAGGATTCTAATCCATACTTTTCTTCAAATACTTACGATTTAACCGGCCCGGCTTTTGAGTATAATGTATGGAGGCTTGCTTCAGCAGATTATAACGGAACAACAACAAATCTTTATAGTAATGGCTCTCTTGCAAATAGTGGAGTAATGTCTTTGAATACAGCCACCTCGTCTTTTTATATTGGATGTGACTATTATCAGCCAGACCCCCCAACAAGAACTTATTACGGAGGATATATTTGCGAAATTATAGCCTACAACCGAGTCCTTACAACCATAGAACGCCAGAAGGTTGAGGCGTATCTAAATACTAAATACAATGTAATACCAAGCATAAATAATATGTTTCTACCAAAACTCTGGCTCAAAGCCGATGCTGGAGTTACACTTTCTGGTTCAAATGTAACAGCGTGGGCAGATCAAAGTGGGAATGGAAATAATGCAACTGCCGTAGATACTCCGACACTAAGCACAATAAGCGGTAAAACATTCATGGATTTTGCTAGTGGATATTTTACTGGTAATGAACTAATCACATCGCCTTACGCAACAATTATGTGTGTTGCAAGATTTTCCGCGCAACTAGATGTTTCAGTAATGTTTGAGCAATTTTCGAATGATTTGGGCGGTAATATGAGTATTTACTGGGGATTTGATTTAAATAATGGATTTAGATTGTACAACGGACAGGATCTAAACTCCTCTTCATTAACAAATAATAATCAAACATATCTATTTGGAGCAACATTTAATAATGATACTGGAACATTATACTTAAATAGTTCTCAAGATGCAAGTGGCTATTGCGGAGAATTAACACCAGCAGGCAATTATCTTCTTGGAAGATGGCCAGATGAACAGCGTACATCTTATACAATGAAAATGGCCGAAATTATAGTTTATAACCGAGTCCTCACAACCCAAGAACGCCAGCAAGTTGAGGCGTACTTAAATACAAAATATGCAATTTATTAAACTAGCCTTAATCTGCCTATCCATATCCTCCTGCTCACCAAGCAAGCAGGCAAATCCAGACCTACCTAGATACTCCGACATGGGTGCAGCCGAGGATGCTGGAAAGGTCAAGCCATGAGTGAGGAGCAAGTATGGGATCTGGAAATTAGACTTGCCAGGATGGAGGAGCGTCAGGTTCAGCTTTACGCTATGGTAGAAAGGTCACTTGCTTTTCATGGGGATGTTGCTAATAGATTAGGTGCGCTAGAACACCTCCGGACGAGGCTTCTGGCTGTTGCTGGCCTTATTGGGCTGATCTGCTCAATGGCCTGGGATGTCCTAAAAAACCGACTTTCTAACTAGGAGACTAAATGCCCACACTTGGAACGCAGAATATTTCGACTAGCTATCGACAGCTCCTAAAGACATTTGGGACTGGAGGCTTGCCTTCGGCTGGTGCTGTTGAAGTTATTACAGATGGAATCAATACTTCATCTGCTCTTTCGGTTGGAATTGATGCTGTACAAAGCACCGGATCATTCACAGTTTCAAGCAATAGCCGTCTTTTGGGACCTGTTACTTTTGGGACAAACATTACTGCATCTACTGGGACATCCACAATTGGAACTTTGTTTGCATCCGGATTGGCTACGTTTGGAACCAGCTTTACTGCCTCTACAGGAACAGCAACCATTGGAACCCTATCGGCCAGCACAGCTACAATCAGCACAGCTACAATCAGTACAGCCACAATCAGCACAGCTACAATCAGCACAGCTACAATTCCTATCCAGCTTGGCAATATTACTTTTGGGTCAAACATAACAGCGTCAACTGGAACGGCTACGATTGGAACTTTGTCGGCAAGCACAGCAACAATTTCTACGGCCACAATTCCGCTTCAACTTGGATCTATTACATTTGGCTCAAATATAACAGCCTCTACTGGCACTGCAACGATTGGCACTGAGTCGGTAAACGTATCAACGATTGCTTCTGCCACATTTGGTACAGCTAGAATTACTGGATCTACTGGGGGATTAACTTCACTTAATACTGGTTCTACCTCATTTAGTGGCGCAACACTTCAAGACCTTGACTCAATAACAAGTGGATCAAATATAACAACTGGAACATTTACAGTTTCTGGCGCAGCGATTGGTGATATTGTTTTTGGTGGACTTACTTCACTTAGCTCAAGTTCTGGAAGTGCTGGAGTTCCCGCCACAGGAGCAAGAATGATGAGCCAATTTAGGGTTGAGAGCGCAAATGTTGTTAGATACACAATTCTTAATACAGATACAATTTCACATGGAACAATTCCAGCTGGCACAATTTACGCAACAGCAATAAGGATAGTAACTTAATATGGCAATTAAATTCAATCGCTCGCAGACGTTTGCAACCAACGGAACGGTTACAGCCGCAGCGCTGCACAATCTTATTGACGGAACAGACATCTACCAGGCGTTAATTACCGATCAGACAGCCATGACTTCGGTTGGAAGTCTGGATAAGCTTCTGATTGCCGACTCCGATCTTACCGCAGCAGATGCACCAAGGTCAGTAACTGTCAATGAATTGTTTGAAGATGCTCTTACTTTAAGTACATACACAAACGTAAAGGCAACAAACGTGCTTTACACCAATGCAACTGGAAATTATACGGTTAGCACTGGCGCGACAATTACTACTGGAACTATTCCCAACCTTACATCAAGCACAGCCAACATCACGCTTGGCACGATTCCAACGCTTACGGCTGGAACGACCACATCTACCGCTGCCAATATCACCAATGGGACAGTGCAGACGCTTACGGCGAGTACAGCAAATATTAGCCAAGGTTCTGCAATCCTTACCCAAGGAACAATTGCTACTCTCAATTCAACAACTGGAACAATTGGCAACTTCTCAACAACTCTTGTTGGTGATCTAACAATCAGCACTGGATCGGCCACAGTTGGAACTAGGGTAGCAGTTGTAAATACTGCCCAGGAATACACGGCAGCACACAATTTTAACGCAACAACTTTAATAAGCGGAAATTCAATAGCTTGGAACTTGCAGTCCAATCAAGTTGCAAGGCTTGTTCTTTCCACGAATGGAACAATGGCTGATGCAACCAATAAGGTTGACGGAGCAACATATATTCTGCTTGTGACTCAAGGCACTGGATCAAACACGTTGGATTGGAACGCAACGTATAAGTGGCCGAGCGGAACAGCTCCAACATTAACTACCGGATCAGCAAAAAGCGATATATTTACATTTATTTCAAATGGAACATCACTATTTGGGGTAGCCTCACAGAATTATTCTTAGGGAGAAAAATAGTGGCATGGCCTGTTTATCCAGTTTCTTTTTTTAATTCAGGAGGATTACTTCCTGACGGCGGAACCATATCCACATCTTCAGGATATCGGATTCATACATTTAACACAACGGGTACATTTAATACTGGCAGCAAAAGTACATTTGATTTTCTTATTGTTGGTGGTGGAGGTGGGGCATCTGGATTTAACTCTGCGAATGGTGGTGGTGGAGGAGGAGGTGGAATGAGATATTTCACATCGCAATCTCTTTCTATTAACACAAATTATGTTGTAACTGTTGGTGCCGGTGGTGCTGGGAATAGTTCAACTGGTGCTGGTCCTGCGGCATCGAATGGAAATTTATCATCATTTGCAAGCAATGACGCAGCAGGTGGTGGGCGTGGAGGACTTTCAAGTGGTTCTGGCGGAAATGGTGGTTCTGGCGGAGGGGCTGGAGTTAATCTTTCAACTGTTGGAACTGGAAATACACCAAGCACATCTCCGTCACAAGGCGCAAACGGAGGATCAGGATTTATTGGAACATCAAATCCAAATGGTGGTGGTGGTGGCGGCGGAGGTGGAGCAAGTGGGGTCGCTGGATTTGCTGGGCTTAGTGGTGCTGGTGGAGCTGGAGGAAATGGCACTCAAAACGACATAAATGGATCATCCACATATTACGCTGGAGGTGGGGGTGGAGGAACTTACACTGGGACTTCTGCTGCTTCAGGGCTTGGTGGTGGTGGAAAGGGAGGGGATTCAAATGGAGGAGCAACAGATAAAGGAGAAAATGGAACAGCAAATCTTGGTGGAGGAGCAGGTGCAGGTGGAAATGGTGGTGGAAATGGAGGAAGCGGAATTGTAATTATTCGCTATTTAATCTAATGGCACATTTTGCTGAAATTGATTCCAATGGTATTGTTATTAGGGTAATTGTTGTATCAAATTCTGATACAATTGACTCAAATGGGAATGAGATCGAACAAATAGGTAAAGATTTTTGTGTCCGCCTACTTGGTGGAAATTGGGTTCAAACATCATATAATGGAAATTTAAGAAAAAATTTTGCTGGAATCGGTTATATGTATGATTCATCAAGGGATGCATTTATTCCAGAAAAACCATATCCATCATGGATTCTTGATGAAAATACATGCAGATGGAATCCTCCAATTCAATATCCTTCTGATGAAGAAAAATATTATTGGGATGAATCAACAATATCTTGGGAGAAAATTATATGACATTAACTGAAATTGCACAATATGCAGGTGAGAAAATTGGAAAGACTGACTCAGATACACTTACATTCTTGCAGAAGGCTGCAAGTTTGGCCTATCGGCGCGTATGGGACTTTGCCCCTTGGCGTGAGACTGTCACAAACTCAACTTATTCAGTTGGAACAAACAGGCAGATCACATTAGGCACGAATGTCGAGACTCCTCTATCGGTAGCTTACAACGATGCAGAGGTTGACCCAATTGACTTGGCAACGATTGTAAGCCAAGACCCAGGATTGCTTGATGATGCGCGGACTGGAGATCCAGATACCTACCATTTTACAGGGCGCAACAGCAGTGGCGTTGCACAGCTAAACCTTTACCCAAGGCTTGCCACATCTGGCACAATCCCATTGCGTGTTGTGGAGAAGCTGAAATGCCTTACCCGCACAAATATCATAGTTGACTTTCCTCCATCCACAACCGCGCTGGATGACGAACTTCGCCTACCTCACGTTCATCATTTAGTTCTGGCACTAACCCACGCAGACGCACTTGAGCGTGAACGGCAGTATGCCAAGGCGCAGGCAATCACGCAGTCTGCCAATGCCGACCTTGCTTTGATGGCTAATTACGAATTGAGCCAGGTTGGTGGTGTGAAGCAGATCACTCCGCAGAGTCTTGGCGAGCTAACCATCGAAGAAATGTTCTCGGCTTAAAGGAGGCATTGTGCCGTACTACTCGGACAATTTAGACGATCTCTTGGCGTTTGATGGAATCCGGAGTTTTTCCGGAGGTCAAGCCAGCGGTTTGCAATCTGATCTATTGGCTGAAAATCAAGTTCAGCAATTAGTCAATATGACCCTATCTCCCAAAGGGAGCCTTGAAACGCGCAAGGGCGTTACAAGTTTTAGCACGACAGCGACAAGTCAAGAAGGATCAATCGGTGGAATGCGATATTACGATACATCGCAATCTGAAAGACTAATAGCGGTAACACAAGGAAGACTTTATACAATTGATTCAAATGGGAATGCGCAATTACGTCCAGCCGATGAAATATGGAATAATTTTACTGGGGCTACTCGCATTTGGGATAATGAAGCTCAACAATGGGCTGATGGATTTTCTACTGATTACAATGTCAAAGTCAGCATGGCTCAGTTTAACGACAAGATGTACATGGCCGATGCAGATGGACCTCTTTACTATTTTGATGGAGCGTCCACGGGTGGAACTGGAATTACTACCAGGCAGGGTGGGAAAGTAAGGGCTATCACAGTAACAACGGCTGGCAGTAATTATACAAGCGCAACAGCAATTATTTCTGGACCGGATTGGGGTGGCACACTTCCAACGCTAATCACAACAGTTGCTGGCGGTGCGGTTACTGGTGTTACAGTTGTTGACGGAGGATCTGGTTATTCTGGCGCGCCAACAGTTACAATTATTGGTGATGGATCTGGAGCAACAGCTACGGCTACAGTAAGTCCTCCTCCGCTAAATTTAAGGCTTTTGATCAATACTGGAAATAGATTATTTGGAGTTGGATCTTCTGAAAACAGAAACACCCTTTATGCATCTGATATTCTTGACGCATCAATTTGGGATGCTTCAAATAGCATTGTTGTCAACGCAGATGACGGAGACGAGATTACTGCGATTGTTCAATATTACCAAAATAGAATTATTGTATTCAAGAAGAGACGCATATTCCAAGTAACAATTCCATCAGATGCAACTACAGCAGCCGATTGGACTGTCGAATTAATTTCAAACAACACAGGATGCGTTGCAGAAGGATCTGCAATCCAGGTAAACAGCGATATATTCTTTCTTTCAGATGATGGCATTCGTTCGCTTGTTCGTTCTGCGGCAGATGATTTTACATCCGTTGGACTTCCATTATCTGAAGTAATTAAAAATGTCATTCAAGAAATTAATGTTGCAAAGATAGGAATAGCTACTGCTCATTTTTACGATAACAGGTATTTTCTTGCCATACCAACAGAATCAAATGATTACAACGACACAATCATTGTTTATAATACAACGCTGGGGGCATTTGAGGGAACCTGGACTCCAAATGTAATGCAGTTTGCTTTGTCTAATTTCCAAGATCAAGGATTGAGGTTGATGATGAAATTGACAACTGGCCAAATTACAAGATACAGCGGATACAAGACTCCGACTCAGGTTACATCTGCTGACTATCGCGATTATGGCGTTTACACCACAACATCGGGAACAACCACAACAACCTCAACCGGTGTATTTGATTACGAGTCATACGTACGTACAAAAGACTTTAATTTTGGAGATCCGTTTGCCATAAAATATGGAAGCCATTTTGAGGTTATATTTGATGATTCTTTTTCTACGGATACAACAATATCCATCCAGCGTGATACCGATGTTGGTGATGTTGATGTACAGCCAAACCTAAACATATCAAGTTCTGCGCTTACGCTTGAATTTGCTTTGCCAGCAATTCTCCCGACATCAGTTAAAAAAAGGCTTGCAAGCGATCTACGCAAATATCAAAAATGGCGGCTATTAAATATTAAGATTTCGTCTGTTGCAAATAAGATGGCTATTCGCCAAATCACGGCTGCTGCCAATCCGGATACGATTGAAATCCAGAAAACATTATGAGCGAATTACCTTGTAATAGTCCAAGAAGGACACCAGGCGAGCGCAAGAAGTTTGTTGTACGCGCATGCCAAAATGGTCAGTCAAAAACAATCAGATACGGTGATCCAGACATGAAAATCAAGAAGAACAATCCAGATCGTAGGCGTAGTTTTAGGGCTAGGCATGGATGTGACTCTAATCCTCCAAGCAAAATGACTCCTAGATACTGGTCATGTAAAAACTGGTAATATGACCGCAATTGAATATATTGAGCAAAGTGGTGTTCCAGAGGGCATGTGGAACAATCTTGCCGAATGGTTTGGCTGGTTTGAAAAGCAGGGCATGGTCGGGATTGTAAGAGATAAGGATGGAATCGCTGGTGTAGCTTTAGCAAGATGCATAAATGATGGTCAAGAGCCTAACCATTATGTACATAGCGAGAACGGAGAGAATGTTTTTGTGGACTTGACGATCTCCTCAAAAGGTGCTAAATCCTTGAGATGCTTGCTGTTGCTCCTAGTGGAGCGTTTTGGTCCCCGCAAGCGGATCATTTTCAATCGTTCCGGCAAACCAAAGGAGTATGATTACATGAAGTTTATGAGAAAGGCATTGCGCTAATATGGGCGGAAGTCCTAAAATTCCGTCACCGCCACCCCCGCCCGATCCATTTCAATCGGCGCAAGCGAATGCGCTTAATTATCGTTCCTCCCTAGAAACATATATTGAGAAGGCTCCTGATCTTGCTGAACTAGAAAATAAGCTTCGGGTTAAGTACATGCCCGAACAACGTCAATTGGAGCGTCAAATGTCAGCAGCCGACCAGCTTGCACAGGTGCAGGCCGGATTACAAGCAGAACGTCAATATGGAGGTCAACGCACTCTTGAGGGATTACGCCGTTCCTATGAACAAAGCCCGCAGGCTTATGCCTTAAATCGTGGACTTGGCAATCAAATGACCCGCCAGTTTGAACGGATTTATGGGGTTAACCCATACGCTTCTGTCGAACAGAATGTTGCAAAAGCAGATACTGTTGCACCAGTTGACTACATGGCGAGCATCAATCCTAAGAGCATTGCAAATCCAAGTTATGATATGGATCTTGCAGGTCTGCTTGCTCGCAATGAAGAAGCAAAGAAAATTACAACCAAAAAGTTTAGGTCTGGAGAAATTTAAGTTATGCTACCAATTGGCGATGCTCCTGGCACAAATTATGAAAGATTTCCAGATGGAAGTCCTAAGTTTGCATCAAGAAACTCCAGATACAGGGTAAATGAAAAAGGAGAAATTGAACAACTTGATGGATTCCTTCCTGTATATGCAACTAAAACAAGCAGAAAAATGGAAAGCGATTTTGATGAAAAAAGCAAAGACTATCCGATTGAAACAATTTCCCAGGCAATTAATGACGCATCAAAAATAACAAAAAAATCAGTTTCAGAACTTGAATCAAAGTATAGCGATCAATTATCGCAAGACATAACATACAATGCTCTTGCCCAGCAAATTGCAAGCCTTACATCAAAATCACAAGGTCAACAAAACCAAGCAGAACAAACAGCAATTCCGACACAACTTATGGCAGCAAATAATTTTGGAACATCTGATCTTGCAAACAAATTAAACTTTCAAGTTTCAGACGATCAAATTTTAAACGATTACAATAATTCATACACCAATAGGCTTAACAATATAATTTCATCTGGCAACGTACAGATTGCTGGAATCCAAGACAGGATTGCGACTGCAAGAGGCTTACTGGAACAGTTACCTGCCAACGATCCTCGCAGGGCAACTTCTGAATTGTCAATCAAAACTCTTAACGATGACTTAAAAAGTGTTACAGATGCTATTGCAACAGCGCAGGATAAGGTAAAGAATTTTACTCCACTTACTTCTGCTGATCCTGAGGGAAAATCGCAGATCACTTCTTTCCGTGAATATTTGCAGTTGCCGGAAGAAAGGGCTACCCAACAACTCCGCCAGATTGATCCAGAGTCATACAAGACTGCTGTCGGACTAGGTAGGCAGTATCGCGAAATGGCTACGCGTCCGATTGGTGAAACATCCACAGCGCAGACCGAGGCCATTCGCAATACAATTGAACAAGAAGCACTCAATCAGCTTCGCCTTGGATCTACCTTGGGAGCAGAGGAACGGCGTGGATACGAGCAGGCTGTAAGAGCAGCACAGACAGCTCGTGGTAACGTGTTTGGTCTTGGACCGGCTGTACAGGAAGCTGCGCAAATCGGTGCCGCAGGGGAACAGCGTAAGCTTGCTCGCTATGGTGCAGCTCAACAGTTTTTATCCTCTGGTCAATCTACTGGCGATGCATTGCGCGCTGACATTGCTTTCCGTGATGCGCTACAGCAAAACAGACTTGGAGCGGCTGCTGGTTTTGTGGCTTCCGGACCTTCGCTATACAATCTTGGGAATGCGCGTCTTGCCAACCAGCAAGGCCAATTCCAGAATTATATCAATGCAAACCAAGCTCAACCTGGTCAGTTCAATACTCAGCCTTATGCCAGCCAGTTCTACCAGACAACAAATCCAGCAATCCCTGTTACTATGAGCGGTCAGGCTGCTCAAATTTACAACACGATGTCAGACTACCAGGCGCAGACCTATGGTGCTTATACTGGTGCGCTTGCAAGACAGCCAAGTGGTGCAGAGCAATTTGGTCAAATTGCTACTGGTCTTAGCAACTTAATTAAGATATAAGGAGATTTATGGCAGTATTAGATGTACCAGCATTACTGGATATGTTTCGGCAAGACGAACTTCAAAAACAGGCTGTTGCTGAAGCCCAAAGAAAGCAAGCACTTGAAGAACGCGCAATGTCATTGAAGGAACAGCCAGACGTTGACTTTAGTTTTGAAAAAGGTGGATTGAAAGTTAAAGGAAAGTTGAAAGACCTTCCTGCGTTAAGCCAAGATCCTGCTTTTGCTCCTTATTTGTCTGGAATTGGATCTACAATCAGCAACGAGCAAAATTTACAGAATGAGGAAGTCGAAGCACAACGAGCCGAACTTACAGATAGGCTTCAAAAACTTCAGAAAAATAAAGTAAAACAAGAAGTTGAAATGGCAAAGGGAGACAAGCGAACATTCGCAATGGAGGCTGGCCTTGGATTGATTGGAGCAAAACCTCGCGCAGATGTTCTGAAAGATATTGAGGCCGAAGCTGGTGTTTATAGAAATAAACTTGCCGAACTTGGATTCAACAAGCAATCCGGACAGATGGAGACAAATGTTCCAGAATATCAGTCTCCGACTATGCCTATTCAGGCCACACAACAATCCGCTCCAGAGGCTCCAGCTAAAGCACCGGCACAGCCAGAAGCACCAAAGAACTTTAATAGTCTCCAAGAAGCAAAAGCAGCAGGTGTAAAACCTGGGGAACTCATCTACATCAACGGAAAACCAGGTAGGCTGCAAGCGAGGCAGTAAGCAATGGCTATAGAGCCAGAGCTTGAGTTCGTTCCAGAGCAGGAACAAGATTTAGAGTTTGCTCCACTTTCTCAAGAGGAAGCTGGCAACTTAACCAAGGCTGAATATCTCGCATCTGGCGGGAATCCAGAGGATGTTATCTCTCCAGAGCGTGAGGCTGTATTACAGCAAGAAACACAGCGTCAACTACAAGCTGGAGCAACGCCACAGCAAGCATCCATTGAGGCTGGCAAGGCCGTGGACGCGATGGGTA